GTCAGATGTGTATAAGAGACAGGTGAATATATGGAAATATGGTATGAACTTACTGGAAAAGATTCGAAGGCACGCGGATACAATATACTAACAGGTAATATTGACCAGTTAACACTTTTTGATGATTCAGTAAAAGAAGAATATGAAATGATTATACCGTTAAGGTTCTGGTTCTGTAAAGATATCAGTTTATCATTACCAATAATAGCACTATTACATTCAAATGTAGAAGTCTTCGTTGAATTGAAAAAATTTGAGGAGGTATCTTATGTTGATAATTTTATCGAATTTGTCACAAAACCTAGACTTAAATGTAAAATGATTGGTGAATATATTTTTATTGAAGATAATGAACGAAAAAAATTCGCGACATCGAAGTTAGAATATTTGATGGATACATTACAGTACCATAGAAGTATAACAGTAACAGCTGATAAATTAGATGAAAATGGATTTATAAAAACAATTATATATTTCCAGAATTCAATAAAAGAACTATTTTGGGTGTTGCAAGATTTAAGTTATATTGATGGTTCACAAGCGAGTGGTGAAAGACAGTGGAACAACTATAGTGCTAGTTTTGATACAGGGAGAAATAATGTTATAGAGAGTGTCAGTATCGAATTTAGTGGTAGAGATAGGGAATTAGTTAAAAATGTTAACTATTATAATTATATAAAACCGTATGAACATCATAATGGAACCCCATCGGATGGTATTAATATGTACTCTTTTTCACTTGAACCAGAGAAAGTACAACCAAGTGGTGGAGCAAATTTTTCTAGGATAGATGATGCAGCAATAGTAATCAAAATAAAGGATTCAATTATTGAAGAGATGAGAACTAACGGTAGACAGTTCCGTTTAGCCATATATGGTGCATCTTATAATATATTAAGAGTAATGTCAGGAATGGGTGGACTTGCTTTCTACCAATAGTGTGTATAAAAAATGTGTTAAAAAATATATATTTTAATAAGGGGTAATATATATGACTGGAGGTATAATTCAATTGGTAGCCTACAGTGTTCAAGATTTATTCTTAACTCATGAACCACAAGTAACATTTTTTAAAAGAGTATATAGAAGACATACTAACTTTTCTACAGAGGTTATACCCAATGAATTTTTGCATCAACCAGATTTTGGTAGAAGAGTAACAGCGGTTTTATCTAGAAATGGTGATCTAATAAAAAATATTCATTTAGTTGTAGATTTACCAAGAATACCATCTTTTAAAGATGAAAATAATAATATTGATGTTATCACAAAATTTGCATGGGTTAGACGTATCGGTTATGCGATAATCAAAACGATTGAAATTGAAATAGGAGGAGAACTGATCGATCGACAGTATGGAGATTGGTTAAATATTTGGCACGAATTAACAGTACCAAGTAATAAGAATATAGATAAAATATTAGGAGATGTTAAAGAATTGACAGATTTGACAAATGGTAAGCAGACTTATAAACTGTTCATACCGTTAAAATTTTGGTTTAACAGAATTAGTAGTTTAGCACTACCAATCGTCAGTCTACAGTACAGTGATATTAAATTAAATTTAGAAATTAATAATTTTGAAAGGTGTTATGTCATTGCACCTACACATTTTATCAATATAGATAATGATTTAGTAAATTTTGAACCGTTTGAATTTATAGAGCAAATTACAGACGGCGTAAGATCATTGGCAAGATTTATTCATTTTGATATTATAAATAGGAGGCTATATTTATGGCGTACAACAGATAATGGGTTTTTAAGTTTAACAGAAGATGATCCTGCAAAAATACAGACAGAAGAACAACAAGATCAATTACTATATGAAAAAGATTCTGATGGTAATTTAATAAATGCTAAATATTTAATAACCGGTATAACATCTAAATTTGATGCAATGCCACGTATTAACGCAACAGAGAGGACACATAGAAATACAAGTGTAGATTTTGATAATATAAAACTAAAAGATGCATTTTTGCTGATAGAGTACATATATTTGGACTCTGAAGAGAGAATTAGATTTTCACAAGCTAAACATGAGTATTTAATTGAACAAATACTGTTTAATGGTGAAAAGATCGTTGATGGTTTACATCAGTCGTTTAAATTAGGATTCACACAACCATGTAAAGAGTTGATATGGGTAACACAACTATCTTTGGCATTAAATAGGAGAAATAATGATCTATTTAATTATACGAACAGTTTGATCAAAGATGAAAATAATGATCCGACAGGGAGAAATATAGTTGAATCTGAGACAATACTGTTTAATGGTCATGAAAGAATATCGTTTAGAGACTACGAGTATTTTAACTGGGTACAGCCGTACCAACATCATCGTAATTCACCATCAGAAGGAATAAATGTGTACTCTTTTAGTCTGTTTCCCGAAAAATATCAACCAGATGGTAGTGCAAATATGAGTAAAATTGATAACATACTATTAAGACTAACAGTACAACCAGATATTGATTTTACAAATACAGCAAGATTAAGAGTTTACGGTGTAATACACAATATTTTGAGAATTGCTAATGGTATAAGTGGATTAGTATTAAATAAATTGATTATTATTAAAATATTTAATTATAAAACAAAGTCAGTTTCTTTAATATTTGAATACTCTTTGCCAAGTGCATATGTCATTTTTTCGATATTTGCAAATAAGTCAAAAATTAATGATTCTTGTTTTAGGTAACGTTTTTGTAATTTACCATACTTTTCAATGAATGCTTTCATATTTTCAATTGACAATGTTTTTGTTTTATAGTCTTTGAATGTATTTAAAAGTTTTGCATATTCTTCAATGAAGAGTAAATTTTTAACTAATGCTTCTTCTGTCTGTTTAAGATATTCTATCTGTTGATGCATTTTAGATCTATCATAGTCATCAAGGACTTTATTTTTGCTTTTAAGGATTTGTAATAAATTTTCGAAAATAGATTTGATTAATGATGAACCTTCATATTTATTCTGTTTATTGAATATTCTTTCAATACGAGTTTTCCATCCATCGAAATCTACTGTGAAACCACCACTCTGTTTTAACATGGATACACCAGGAGTGTACGATGGTGAATAACCAAATTTCCCGACCCATTTATTGTTATAATATTGGATAAATGGTGGTATATTAAGATTATTCCATGAAATTGTACGTAAACTTGTATCTCTATGTGTTTTAAAACGGTTGTTAAAGTAATCAACATTATAAATTGGTGGTTCTCTTCTACGGCGAATACCGAGTGATACTGCTACTGGAGTTTGAGGTATAATTCCCATTCTTTCTACAGTTTTAACATCATCCATACCTTTATTTAATATCCCTGGATTTGCATTAACAAATTGGACAAGTAAATTCAAATAAGCCATTAAGCGACCACGATCAGCTTTAATATCTATTACTCGTTCTGGACTAACTTGAGCAACAAAAGTGTTTAGCCAATGTTTAGGGTTTTCGATTTTATAAAGTTTCCCACCATGAATATCATCATATACATAATATTTACGGAAACCTAATTTTTGAAGTGTTCGCACAGCGATAACAGGGTGCATATTGTTAATTTCTGATCTGATTGCATTGTCAAAATTAACTAATTTTAATTTATCAAGACAAGTGTCTAAACTATTAGGATCATCACTTAATAGACATTCAAATATATATTCATGACACTGTTTTGCATCTTTTGCAGGGAACAATGAAGAATAACAACTATTGCCAGCTCTTAAAAGTTCACGTGTTGCTTGATCGTTAGTACCATATTTTACTGTTTTTCCATTAATAACTGTAACTAATTTACCATTCTTCCT